TAGAAATCGCGAAGAGAAGAGGGGGGGGGGGGACCTAAAAATTTTGAAAACTTTTCATAGAAAAAATTTCAATTTTTTTTTTCCAAAAAATTTTTGGTCGAAAGGTTTTGACTTTCAAAAAGTTTGTTTCACCCAAAACTTGAAATTCAACCCACCCGGTACCAGTGACAGCATGTTCACCCGACTACGCCTAATATCTTTCTGCCTCGGTCATCGTCCCGATCGCGCGCTTCTTGCGGTTCTTGTTCGGATAGTTGTCACTTTTCCAGGTCGTTCTAGCAAGATTGCGTATGAATATGAATAGTCTCATAACTTTTTGAAATAAAATGAATTTTAAATGTAATGTACAAAGAAATTGCTCTACTTTCTCTGGCGGCTGTCATAACTAAGATATCACAAATGCAAGTTGACAAAGTGACTTACAAACATGAGAAACCTTTATTTGATCTTTTGCACACAAAGTTGCCAAATTTAAAAAGGTATGAAAGATACATTGATTTAGTACCAATTTTATTGATACTAACTATTCTGTATTTGTATGTTCATGACGGCCTTGACGAACTGCTCATAAAGTATGCGATTAGTACCTATGCGATACTATTGATAATAAGAGCAGCATTTTTCAGTGTTACGGTATTTCCTTCCCCATTTTGCACGAAGAGAGTTACAACTTTAGGTATTGGTGGTTGTCGCGATTGCATCTTCAGTGGCCATACCGTATTAATGCTTTTGCTAGCGTACGTCTTGTTTCAACACAATCCAGAATATAAAGTGCCACTTTTAATATATTGCATCTTAGGTTGCTTGTTTATCATTTCTTCTCGGGCTCATTATACCATTGACGTGCTTGTAGCAGGTTTGATTGTGTATGCCATAAGCAAGTGACCCACTGATTGAGATTGAGTTCCCCTGTGGTTCGTAAACGACCTGTACCGACCACCACGTCAGCTACCATGCCCCCACCTGGCCGGAAGCACTGGACCAAAGGTTACCAGGGGCCTCATGGATACAAGGCGGGTCCCCACTGCAAGCCGAGAGGTCGCCCTCCTAACGACACCACGGGCAAACCAAAGAAGTGGGACTACACAAGAGGGTTTTGGGTGGACGATAAGCGGAGCAAGCGCCCGGTAGGGGAAGAGGGCGACAAGGGTCCAGACTTATACGACAGCATGGCCAAGAAATCGCACCGCCATGAGTTTGCGATTAACTGCGCGAACAAGGCCTCCAACTCGGAAAGCCGTGACATCCTCTACCTCGAAACCTCGGCCGGTATGACGACAAAAATGCTGTTGGACAACGGCTTCGCAGCATCTGACCTGCACCCCTGTAACCGCAACGGCAATGAGCTAGCCAAACTCGCCAAAAAGCACCCTGGTTTGCATGTGCACATTGGGGACATCCTGGATGTATACAAGCGGGGTCACGAGCGGTCGCAATCGTGGTTGGGCATCTGGTTCGATTTGGAGACGTCGCTTATCAGCAACGGTGATTGGAACGAAAAAGTGCCGATATTTTCGCGCGCAGTCGTGTGCGCTGTGACCCTCACTAACTCCCACAACCGCGGATTCACCACGGATGAGTTAGCGAAAAAACTCCAGGAACTCATGAGTTCAGACAATAACTACGACATGTCACCCCAGATGGCGCGCGCGTACAACGGTAAGTCGAACCAGAAGAACATGGTCTTCGGGTTGGCTCACTACAGTCCGCCCGTGTGGGACCCACAAGCTTACCTCTATCAGCGCGTGCACGTCCCATTAAACTACTACGGGAAATTCAATGGCATCGAAGACTACAAGCAAGTGAACGACCATCTCGTGGCAACCGTGACCAGCGTTTCTCGCGACGGGAAGGCATTGCACCTCACCTATCAGGACAATCGCGGGATCTTCTTCGTCAAAGAGGACCTCGATCCACCAGTGGCGCCTGACGTGCTGGACCAGTGGATCGTGTGAACCAGTCGTCACGCTTCTGCATCCTCTGCGCGCGTATCGAGATTGCGTTAAGGGGTTGTAGAAGAGGGAGAGGAAAATCTTGCGGATGGAAAGTTAGTGTGGATTCCATATATGCCTATTCCAACGGCATCGCTAATATCGAATTTAAATTTTCTCGGTTTACCATTTATTAGAATTTTTTCGGGGAACTTTATGCTATATCTTTCTTGTAATTTGTCGGTGATAATCGTTTTGTTTGCATTTGAATTTGCCGTTTTCATAGTTTTTGTTGGCCGTCCACCACGAATTCCAGTGATGTGCGCTTTCCACTCGCTTGGTGAGAGAAACTTATATTTTATTTGGTTTCTAGAAAGCAGCATTGCAATGGAAGCTCTTAAATAAAAATTAAGATTGACGCCACGAACACACTTTCGGCTAACGAAAAAATCCTCTATGTAAACAACTTCTGGAATTGGATCTAGAAGTTCTTGGATTTTATCATGTAAATCGTTGCAAGTATCTCCTACAGTTGAAAACTCTTCGTTTGCAATATTTTTTACTTCTATGATTCCATAATTATTTAGAGTGATTGCGCCATCGGCCAGGCTGAACCTAGCGTATCCTGTTGAACTAGCAGGGTCGATTGCCAAAAAATATTTTGTATCTGTCATTTTTGAATATTACAATAGAATTAAGCTTTAAATTAAAATTCTGATATTACAAATTGAAGTCGGCTGCTGCAAAAAACGAGCGCATCACTGCCCAGTTAACGTCCCCACATTTCCTAATTTTGATGCTGTTTATTTTCTTCACCCTGTAAAGTAAAGAAAAATCTTATCCATGATAATATTGCCAGCCCAACAGCAAAACCGCATCCTATCCACTGATATTTAGTTGGACGAACAGGAAATTTATTATCTTTGTGATCTACATTTATCAGAACGATACTATACCAACCTGAAACGAAGCTGATTATTGTAAATATCAGTGCTATCCAGTGATTAGAATTTAAGTTTAACATTTTTATCTGCTATGAAAATAATTTTTTTTAAAACAACGTAAATGTATCAGTCACATTAACAATGGTCAGCAACTTAATTGATCTAGAGGTTCCATATCAGTGGAATGAAGAATAAGTTTTTTCAATGTAAAATTGTTTTTTAATTTAACATTTTCCACATTTTTGAGTATATATGTTCCGGCAAAAAAATTTTGCATAGTTTGCAGGTCGTTTCCAATTGAAACATAAACATCCATTTGATCTCCATTGTCTAGATCAATGAGTTCCGTTTCATTCTTTTGCCAGCTGGGCATGTTCCATATAACAACTTTTGTTGAAACATATTGAGTAAACTTGTGATTGAAAATGCTTTTCCCGGTCATGATTCTAATAACTTTGATTTTGCCAGTGCTAGGGTCAATGTAAGCTCCAGACTGGCGAATTCGATCGTTCAACTCGCCATAGAAGAGTTCACGTGAATACAAACATTCTTGAAATCCAAGATGTTCGAGTTGGTTAGCTGTCTTTATTTCGTGAGTTTCCATAATAACAACTGACTATAAAATCTTGTTGAGTCTTTAATATTTTTTCTTGTGAAGTTGTCAGCGTGTTTGTACTAAAGACAAAGAGGAAACCGGTTGTAATTAATGTTTAAGAAGCCTAGAAAAACTTGTCACAGTGATAAGCGATCAACTTATGAATACGTGCACGAGAGCATTATGTCGCGTTTACCACCGGATCAGCAGGCTATTTATCTATGTGATATCATGCCCTTGTTAGAGAAAATATCAGAATTAAGTGTTATTGAAGCTCGTCGTTTGTTTTTTCAGTCGGCCAAGTCGTGGATGTCAAGTTCTGAAATCAAAAGTTTTACTGAGAGTGATATTGCACCAGAAGACTCCAACCCAGATTATTGTAAAGTTTGTGAGAAAACAACAAGTTTCACACTCGATGAGCCAGCCGCGACAAACATTTGTGATGTTTGTGGGTGGGCAAAATCTTTTGTTGGTGCTCTTTCGGATAAATATTTACCCTGGGATTTTGAGCCACCTAGTCAGGCCTGTCCATATCGCCGCTCTAACCATTTCAATGAGTATCTCGATTCGTTCATGGCGCGCCAAAGTTCCACGCTTCCCGACGACTTATTCGAGAATATTCACAAGGAATTGAAGAAACTGCGAATTACAGATTATACTACGCTGACGCAGAAGCGTATCAGAACGATTATGAAAGATCTGAAATTAAACAAACATTATGAAAGTGCACCTTTCATATTATACAAGATTAAGGGTGAAAAGCCACCAGAGTTGACACGAGCCATCGAGGAGGAGCTCAAATCCAACTTTGATTTGATACAAGAACCCTTCGAAAGGGTTGTAAAGTTGATAGCACCAGAGCGAAAAAACTTTTTGAGTTACTCGTATACAATTTACAAAATGCTTCAGTTAATGGAACTCGATCATTTGCTTGAATATTTCACACTTTTAAAATCGAGGGAGAAGCTGCTTTTACAGGATAAAATATGGTCCGGCATCTGCAAGGAGCTAAATTGGAGATTTATTCCGAGTGTTTAAGGGTAAATTTGGTGTTTTTGGGCGTACTGCAAATGTAGTACCTGCAGTAACGGACGATTTGATATAACTTAACACATCTCTTAGTTCCGAATCTACTGTGTCGAAAAAGAATGGTTTAATTTTCCACACAGAAAATGAATTTGCTGTGTTGATGTTGTAATGTAATGGGTTATCGTCGATCAAGATACTGTCATAACCTTGAGGTAATTTGGTCAAATCTTTGACAACAATTTCTTCGTCATTGTTGCCACTAGTCAGTATGCTGCAATGATCATACGAGCGCAAAAATAATATATCAGATTCCCATTGAGGCCAAATTCGATTCATCAATTTTATCGCATAATCGCGTTGCGCTGCAGTCCAAATGGCGACTTTGAAAGTTTGTGGGTGATCGTGGATCATTTGCTTCAACCCGTTTATGAATTGACGGAGAAAACTTCGTGTGTGTACATAAAATGTACCATCATTTGGCATTTTAATACGAAAGGCTTCTTTTAGCATTGAATGCTTTGACATCCGGCTGTGAATCAAAGTGTGGTCGAGATCGATGATTACAAGTCGTTTCCGTTTCATGTACGTTTACGTCATCTAATATAAATTCTTTAACATATAAATCGCACGGTCTTTCTCAAGAAATTGCAATCTCGTGTACAGTCGGTTTCTATTTGTAAAGTCAGAAAGAAAGTAGGACGTTAAGATAGGCACTCCTCTCGCACGTAGTTTGAAAAAAATATCGTCGTCTATAACAACGAAAGGCTTGTACATCAAACTCCTTCGTGGGTGTGGCGCACTGCGGGGTGGTGTTCTTATTTGGTAGTGAATGTGTTTATTACGCGAATGAAGTTTTCTAACGTTATTCAAGATTTTACCTATAAATGTTTCGTCCAAATCATCCTTTTTCATTCTTGGTTTCGAGTAACCATAAATCGAACCCTTTAAGTGAAAAATATTAAAAAAGTATATAACACCGTTAACTCTAATCTTCCGACCATTGATCCGAATCATCACCCGGCTGCGCCTCCAGCTGTATTGGTCGATCTTCATCGCTTTCCTCGTCACCATCCTGGCCAGTGAATTGGCGATCTCCTTCGCTTTCCTCGTCATCTTCGTCACTTCTATTTTCATCACCCAAGCTTTCTCCGTCATCTTCTTTTTGTGAAGGGTCGAAATCATCATCATCAGAATCAGTAGAAACTTCTTCTGCCTGCTCATCCCCTGTAGTTTTTTGACGTTTTTGAGCCTCTTGCTCCTCTTCTTGCCTAAGCTCATCTTGAGCATCATTGAACTGTTGCCTTGCGTCCGGCATACAAGCTCCACAAATTGAATGAGTAGGTAGATCATTAGTGTATGTTGCCCTGCAGCATCTGCACTGTTTTAAGTTGTTAGATAATCCATAAGTAGCCCTGGCCCAGATGATAAATGGATCTTCATCTGGGTTACCTAAGTGTAAATCGTCTTCGATCATTGGATCATCCAAATCAAATTCATTTGGTCCAGTTTCCTCGTCATCATCTTCTTGGTTAAGTCTGTTAACGCGTTCCGTGAGCTCTGCAGCCTGCGTTCGCTCGAAGGCCTCCCTATTCTTCTCTGCATCCTGTGAAACTTCCGCATGTCCACGGTAAAAGTCATCAACCCAATTCACTTGTGGGTTCACTCTTGGCCACGGTATAACCCCCTCCGGTCGATATAAATTTGACATATTTTCCACCATTTTGAATTGATTACTTTCATATTCCGGGTCATCCCAAGCGTCATCCTGCCAAAGTCCCTCTTCCTCAGCCACCTTAAACAACTTCGTGTCACGAAGCTCAATGAATCCTCTCCAGCTGTCTTCTACGACTTCATTGTAGAAGTTTCGATCCGAAGAAATGAGAATGTTCTTGAAATCCGCACAGGTATCGTCTTGTTCCTTATCATCCATCATGTATTTTGGAACGATGTAGGCGTTTATGTACTGTTTATTGTCTTGATCCATCGATGCAAATATATCTTCTGTGATCACTCCGGCCTCTGGACGTTTTTGATGATGAAGCATAAGTGTTTTGTTGTAGAAAAAGATGAGGTGTCGACGAACGCCATCGGTATGCATGGGACCTTGTAACATGAGTTTTAATTGTTTGAGATTGAAATCTTCTTTTTTGAGCCTGAGACGAACTGTCATAACATCAACGAGGTGCTCCAAATCAAATGCATAGTATTCGAGATCTTCGTCTAGGTCGTCAAACTTTTGCTTTTCTTCTGTAGTGAGTATTCTCAAGTTGTGTAAATTGAAGCAAATTCCATCGGGATCCATACCATTGTTGCGCGTTTGCATGAGACGAAAACAGCTTACGAATTTGTCCATGACGCCAGCGTCGGCTGAATATTCGACTGTAGTACGACATATCTCCGTGGAAAAATACTTGAAGATCTCATCCCATTCTTCCGTTTCACAAGGAATGAGCCGTTGTATGAGAATTCGGAAATACAAAGCGAGCCCCCAGTTCATCGAAGACCTTGTTCCGACACATTTGTCCTGCAGGATACCTTGCATATACTCTACGCAGTCTGTGACGTGATCTGGTTTGATAGGAAACTCAAGGATGTCGATACAAAGCATTGATGCAAGTGTCTGCATTCTACGCCAGTGAGGCATCAATTTGACGTTGAATCCTCCGCGACTTTTCTTAATGTTTTGTAGAAGTAGTCGACTCTGAACTGGCTGGTTGTTTGGACAGAAAACGTTATTCGTGGTAATCATCACCTGACATCTGCATGACCGCGACCTGTAGAAATTTGATCGCGACATTGCATCGTAAAGACTTTTGATCGTCTCATCTAATTTGTTAACCTTTTCATCCCCCGTTTGCAAGTCGTCCACAGCCACTGGCATGCACGCAAACAACTTTCCCACGATCTCATACAATCCAGCTTGGGTCGTGGATGCGCACATGGCCTTCGTGTCCAATCCGTACAAGGAGTTCAACATTTTCAATATTTCGGTTTTGCCCGTAGATCCCTCAGCAGAAGTCAAGACTGTGATGAATACTCCATGCATTTGATTCTGGATATACTCGTATTTCGGAGCACAGAAGTAGCTTGCAAGACCTACCATGAATGCCTGATAATTCCCCGCGGAAAATCTCCTCGCCAAATGGATGAGTGTACGAAAAAAACGCAAACGAACTGCGTCATCCTCGACTGGACAAATCTTGGGATAAAATGTTGGTGTCAACATAGTGTCTAAAAACAGTTCGTCCATAAGTTTGAAACCAGCTTCTTCGTGAGTTAAGATTTGGCCTGTCGAAGAATCAATTGCGCAATTCGCAAAGCAAAAAACACCATATTTTCTCGTATGCCCGGTATGATATTGAAAGCCAAAGTTGTCGATTGCACGAAGTGTTTTCTTGTTTGGGTTTGCAAGAAAAAGTTTTGATTTGATGGCAAGTATTTCCCGCAAATAATTTAAATTGAAGTTGTGTGTGATCGTGAAACCAATTGATGCCCAACAGCGTGACATCACTGCCATCAATGTATGGTTAGTTTTCAGATCATCCTGGCGAAAACAGATAGGGATACGCACCAGCTGATACTGCGAAATTTCATGGTCGTTAATTACCTTTGGATCCATTATTGTTATGATCTTTTTCTGGGCATGAGGATTATTTTTCATGGTGAAGTAAATCTCATAGATAGGCTGCTGCGACTCGCGATCGTTCACAATGCGATACATTCCCTCGAAGTTGGAGAAAGCACCAAACAAAATCTTCTTTTTCACTTCTGTGAACCCATTTTTGCACGGCCTTCGGATGAGAACATAGGTTTCGTAATCGTTAACAAAAAAACTGACCAATGCATCATCGTCATTCTCGTCATCAGCTTGCATTGCTGCATGTGCTGTGTCAGTAGGTGTGTCATCACGCGCAGTGGTTCCTCCTTGTTGTTTCAACTTCTGAATCCAACTTGCTGGCTTGAAAAAATCCACACCGGTCAAAATCGCAAAACGATCCATTGTACCACTGTACAGTGAATCGCTGTTATTGTTCATCCAATGGTGGTTCGTATCTGCTGGGCATGGTGGATCTGCCCATGTGATAATCAATGCTGCTTGCGGTTGCTTCATCTTAGGCCAATACCAAATCGTAAGAATATTCTTATCTTCTCCCTGCTCGTTTGCATAACAAAATTGCAGCCTCAGGTCTTTGCTCATCAACGTCCGGTGATGCGACTGTTTCAAGGCAGTACGGCAATCAGTAAGAAGGATCCAGCCTTTCATATTGTCAGTGCCCATGATCTCTTGTTCTAGATCACCCGGGGTCTTGTCCGTCCTCCACTCAGTGGCCTGAGCACGCAACAAAACACACAGCTTAGAAAGCGTCGCCGGGACTGTGGCGGTGGCTCAACGAACGCGTACCGTGCACTGATTGATCGTCACGTAGAGTGAATGTAGCTGTCGAGTAGAAGTATGATCGTCAAACTTGATCTTGTCCTTCTGAGCATCCTCAAGCTTGGAAATGATCTCTTTCATCATCGAGACAAAGAAGTCTATCAGCGCCGGGTCATGGACTCGGTGGCGACCACGCCCACGCTCATTCAGCAATCGCTTGATCGTCAGAACGTTATCCTCCGAATCCGGATGAGGAACATTCCAGGGAGGATCAGCCCAATTCGGGTCGCGCACTAGCGGCAGAACCGGCATTACAAACTGTCGCGCGGGAGCGAGCCGGTTCGTTTCCACGCGCGGGAGAAGGGGGGGGGGGGGTATAAATTGGGCAGAAGCAGCGGTGCAGAAAGGGCTAGAAGCCATGATCACGTAGGTCCACAATGGAATAGATCGACAATTATTGACCGGGTCTGGTTTTTGTTCGAAGTATCACTACCACCACTGGCAGCTTGTGGTGTTGGCGCTCTATTCCCCCGTGGTCCCAGTCCCATGTGGTCGAAGTTTACAATTGTGTTCCTGCCAACTCTCCCGGACCTTGCGCAGACGGTCATGGACCAGCTCCGGGCGAGCAATGGGGCGCACCCCAACCTGCTCATGGCCACCTGGAAGTACGACGCCCGTGATTACTGGGACCACCTCCTCGTGCACCCAATCACCAAGAACGGCACGACGAGCTACAACATCGAGAAGGCGCGGCTCGAGAAGGCGCGGCACATAGTCCGTGACGCTGGCGTGCACGAGTTCCACTTGAAACGCTGGAAGACCGACAAGGTCTGCAACTTCGCCACAAGCCACGACGTGGCCATTTTCCTCATGTTCCACGCCGGGGAGCGCCACAACCCCGACAACCCCGCGCACAACCCCGCGCACGGCGACCGCCCGTGCCTGTCGCTGACCGTCGGGCCGTTTGGCGAGCACCTGTTCAACCAGTCGCCGATGAAGTTTTTTGACCCGGGGCCCGTCAAGAAGCTGATCGACATGCTCGTGTCGATGCGCCCGACGGTGGAAGAGGAGTAGGAGATGGTGCGTAGCCGACTTCGCCCTTACCCACGCGGAACATTCTCACGCTCATGCCCATTTCGACTAAGACATTCAGTGGAAATGGGCATAAGCATGACGCACATTGGCGCTTCACTGTCCCAGCGCCGTGATCAGATTGTACCCGGAGTTCGATTTTTGCAATTCATGTTAAAGAAAGCAAAAATTCTAGCTAAAAATGTATGTGCCTTCATTAGCAGAGAAGGCAGCTCTTTCTCTTTTCTACAATGGAACGAGTGGAATCGATTTTTTACCATATGAAAATTTTGCGAGTATTATACAGAAATCTTACAGGAATTACATTCTAAGAGTTCGGGCGATTGTTTATATTCAAAAGATGTTCAGGGGCTTTTCATGGAGACAGACTGTATTTGATTTCAGGGGCTCACATAGTGATTATATTTCTAGAATAGTAGAGAAACTAAGACCAGAATGGCCGATTAGAGGATGGAATGCTTTTATAGATCGCGGAGGTAATAGAGTTCATCGCGGAGATTTACCTCAAGGAATTATCCCATGGTCTCAATGGGCTGAATTTTATGACACTTGGAACACTGCATTTTGCTATTATCACAGACCTAAATTAGCCACGAGAAGAATGGATTTTCATGCAAGTTTGTTTCATTCACGTGAAAAATATAGATTGTTAACAATGTCTTAACCGCCCATTGTTAACGTCTCCTTTTGTTAGACCTGGTTAGAAATTGAGTGCTTTGTTTCAATGATTTGTACCTTTCTTCTGATACTGTAGCAGTATCTTCTTTGAGTTGTCGACTGATATCGGCAGAGTCTTCGTCAACAGCAGAATAATAACCATAATTATCTTTCGAAAGCACAATACAAAATGTGCAGTCAGATCTACGACTTTTGATCACTTGTGTATCACCGTGGTTATCAATTATTTGAATACAAAAATTGCTATTCGTTAGCCAACCAAGCAAAGTAGTGATCTTCTGTAATTCGTCATCTTGACCAAAATCTTTACACTTGGTCCTGAATATTGTTTGCAGTTCTTTTAATGTTGTAAATTTCTTTTTTTTCGCGCCATGGACTAATGTTATCCATTTAAACAAAACATCTCTGAACTCTTGAGAAGTTGCTGGTATATTTATAAAGTTATATTTATGTTTAATTGCATTAATCACAGCAGTATACATTTTGTCTCTGTTTTCAGAGTTAGAGTTTTGATTGTTAGTGTTACCTGAAAGTGAGGACGAACTATTTGAAGATGTAGACGCCCCAGACCTAACCCTGGTCCCAGCCCTGACCCTGGTCCCAGTCCCAAATCGAGTCCGAGGCCTGACCCTGGTCCCAGTCCCAAATCGAGTCCGAGGCCTGACCCTGGTCCCAGTCCCAAATCGAGTCCGAGGCCTACTCCTAACCCTATCCATAGCCCTAGCCCTAACCCCAACGGGTGAAGACGTGCGTGAAGACGCGTGTGAAGACGCGCGTGAAGACGCGTGTGAAGACGCGTGTGAAGACGCGCGTGAAGGCGAGCGTGTAGAAATGGTAGGACTGTGTATGGGTGAAGGCATCGGACGACGTGCGCGTGAAGGCGAGCGTGTAGAAATGGTAGGACTGTGTGTGGGTGAAGGCATCGGACGTGCGCGTGAAGGCGAGCGTGTACTCTTTGAAGATGCAGACGCGCGTGAATGCATTGGACGTGAGGATGAGGGTAAAATGTTTACAGATTGTACCGTTCCTTCCTTCCCTGCCAACAACGCCGTAAACCAAGGGGTAAGAGTGTACATTGTATGATAATATACACATACTTTTTTTTACCAACTAGCTTAGCTTCCTAACCACACCCGCACTGCGTTTGGCCTTTCGCTCTCGTAAGGCTCTCTCGTCATGATCTTTGTCGTAGTTATCGCGATGGTACTGCCACAGGCG